TAGAGGTTGTTGATGTATGTATCGATCAATAATGAATACATAAGTGAGTGGATGTTTTCCATCGCCAATTGGAACCCGTAAAAGAACTTCGCCTCAGGATATTGTACTTCTCGGTAGAAGTTTTCCGCCAAGTTTTCATTCACAATTCCGTCTGATGCTGCGAAGAATGATAATACATTTTTAACGAAGTATTTCTCATTATCTGTTAATGTTTCCCAATCTCTGATGTCGTTTGTTAAATCCACCTCTTCTGCTGTCCAAAAAGCCGCTTGGTGTTGTTTGTAAAATTCCCATATATCATTGTGTTCAATAGGGAAGATGACGAACCGACCAGGATTTTCTACTAGTATTTTTTCCATTTATTCTAAAATTTATTTATTTGTTAATTTGACTGTGTTTCTCGTTGTTTTCTCTTTTCTAAGAGTTCTTTAACTCGTTGTCTTTGTCTTTCTTCTTTTTGTTCTTCAAGACCTAAGAACGTTGTTGTACTTTCAGTATCTATTTCAATCATTGCATTGTCGAATTTACAATTCTCAAATACAACCCCATCGTCACCAATTCGAGACTTGGTTATTGCAATGGTTGCTAATTTCATTTCTTTTTGTTGTAATGTCTTAGCCACCGATATAATAACGTGTCCTACTTGTGCCTTCTTAATTGATCCCCCCATTTGATCTGTTGTCACAACTTCTGATGAAATTGATGATCGGTTACCTTGTGTTGCTGTCCAACCAACAATATTCATCTCGTGACACATCGCTTCAAATGCTCTCATTACTGACCCTTCACTCTTCCATTCATCACCCAAGTTCTTGTCAGGAACAATACAATCAATATAATCCAAAACAATCATATCTACTTTAATTCCATCAGAAACCATTTTTCTAATTTGGTTTTTGATTTGTAACATCGTCATAGTATCAGATGGTAATTTTTTCAATATTAGTTTATTCGGCATTGATTCTTCAATCTCCCTAACTCTACTCATAACCTCATCTTTTTTCTCTGACAAATCGTCAGGATGGATTTTAGTCCATAAGGTGAAGTGTTTTCTTTGAATTACCTTTGGGTTGTCCTCAAAAAAGATCTGAAGAACATTGAACCCTAAGTTAAATGCGTGGTTTGCCATCTTCGTTAGAACTGTTGACTTACCTACCCCTGTTGGTGCTAAGATAACGCCAATTTCTCCTTTTGCCAAACCACCTTTCAATAATCTATCAATACCAGGTATTCCCATTGGAATTGGGTGTCTGTAATCATCTTCAAGAACTTGGTCTAAGTTTGAGAATACATCTAACATTGACGTATCTTTCGCACCTACTTGTAGTGCTGACTTAACCATTTCCTCTAAGGTGTCGTAGTTTTCAAATTCACCACCATCGATGATCTTTTGAGCTTTTCCCATTACCTTTTGGAGTTCTTGTTGTTTACAGAATTTTAAAGCCTTTTCTTGTACAAAACCTACTCCCTCAATAGGTGCATCCTTAATTTTCTTAATTGTATCTAATACAATCTTAGATGCGATCTCTTGTTGTAATTCTGATTTTGTAATTTGTTCAAGGGTTTCAAATGACGGGGTGTGGTCGTATTTTGTATAATACTCTCTAATCATCTGAATAATAATTTTGAAGTACTTGTTTTCAAAATAACTGTTCTCAATCACATCAATAATTGAATGTGAAAAGTCTTTGTCTACGATGATTTGATTTAATAATTGTAATTGAAAAGTATTACCTAAATACTCAAAATTTTTACCTGTCGCCATATAGTTTTTTCTCCTTTAGTAAAAATAAATAGTATTAGTTTTTGATAAATTCAGGGTACGCAAAATTAAATTTTCCACCTGAAAAAATGTCAGTAAGGATACCTAGTATGTTTTTTAGTTTTGGGCGTAGGTCTACGGTATATCTGACCTTTGGAGGGTAGGGTTTAGCATCAAACACTCTCTGACAAATTGTCATATCTCCGAGCTTAATAATTAGGTTAAAATTTTCAGGACCATCTGTGATTGACGTATTTAGTACGTCAGGGTTCTCAGAAATTTCATACTGATTGTCCAACATATAGGTCACAGTTCTCATCTTCAAATCATATTGTAACTCTCTACATAGATTATCAATATAGTCGTAAAACTCTTCCGATTTGTGAGCGTTTTTGTTAAACCCTCTCACATTAAAGAATCGTTGAACCACAATGTTGTCATTACACATAAACAAAAATTCAACTTTTGTTATTTCTTGTTCTTTCATAGTTTTTTTCTTTTTCTACTTTTTGTTTCTAAACTTACTTTTTTCTTTTCTTGTTAACTTAAGAAATGGTTTCAAAAAACTCACCCAAGCGTCGTCACCCTTAGGTAGGTATTTGAAGAATCCATCTTCCATCATCATTCTAATTAGATTTCTATGTCCTCTTCCGTCGGGATCCATCGACTCAGTGTAATATAATCTAACCAATTCTTTGTCTTCATCACTTAAAAGTGGTTCATCCAAGTCGACAAGTTTTTGGTTGATCACAAAAAATTCATCACCAAAAATACCTTCTTTAGTTTTACCACTTAATAGATTCTGAAGAGCTACGTTCCCCTTTTCCTCTTTAAGTAAATTAGTACTTGTACTCAAAATATAGGGTAATTGTACTAATTCTTCAAGTAGCTCGGGAAATAATTTAACCAAAGTCTTCTCACCGAGATAGAAGATCCCGTCAATATTGTCAGAACTATCACCAGTGAGTATCTTTACGGTCTTAACATTAAAGTGTGGAACTTCAATATCATGTAATTTAATTTTGTCCCCCAACTTGTAATATTGTTTTGTGGATGGCGAATAAATTGATACTTTCTCAGAGATAAGTTGAGTCAAATCTCTATCGCTTGAGAATATAGTTTTAGTCTCATCTAAGGACACTTGGCAGTAGTATGCTATTAAGTCATCAGCTTCTGCGTGTTCTGTCTCCAGTTGTCTTACAAACATCTCCTCGAGGTATTGTCTAACCCTCTGTTTTTGTTCCAAGAAAGCATCTTCTTTTTGTTCTGATTCGGAAGGTCTCCGATTCAATTTGTACTTCGGGTAAATCAATCTTCTTTGTGAAGATGAAGTTTTAGAATCCCAAAATACCACAACCTTATCATAGTTGTGTTCTTCCAAGAATTTACGAAGAGTATTTAGAAAGTGCCAAACACCACCAACGTGTCTCCCATTGTGATAGAACTCTCTAACACCGTGAAACCCAATTTTCAATAAATTATTTCCGTCTACTAATAATGTTTTGGACACTTCCTTTAATCTTGAATGATTTCTACTCAACCTCTTCCTTTTCCGTTTTCAAATCAAAGTCACCATCAACTCCGATTATGTCTTTCCAATAGTCAGCATACTCTTTCTTATACTTTTCTATTGATGCTTTTTCTTCGGTAGTATCTTTACCTGGCAAGAATCCGTGTGGGGTCACAATAATCCTTCCGTCTTCAAAACCAAGACCATTGATGTGGTTTTTCATAACCGACACTTTTGTTCTTGAAGCAAACTTCACAGTTCTCTTATCTTTTGTTGCCGTGATCTTTGTTGTCCCCGCACCTTTTTGATTACCAAATAAGAATACCAAAGAAGAGTTTAACCAAATTGCCTCACCACCTTTTGCTTTGATCTTAGGTTGACCAAATGGATTGTCAGGTAATTCTACCCAAGGCTGATTAACAATGATTAAGGTATTTTCATATTTAGAATCTGCTTTACGAGATCCTGAAATACGTTGGTTGATACCCATACCAATTTTGTCGGCTAAAACACTTGCGTTGTGTTGTTTACCTCCTTTACCCTCGTAAGTCATTTTACAAGGAACCGATCCAACTGAATCCCACATAATACAAAGTGAATAATCCAATTCACCCTTTTCTTGTGCGTCCAATAGATCGTTAATATAATCTGTAATCTGTTCGATATAACTAAAGTTATTATTGAACAAGAAGAATCCGTCCCATGTTAGTTCACCTGTTTCTTCATCAACTACTTCTTCACATTCGAATCCCATTATTTTTGAATGTTCAAAAGACCATTTCTGTTCTGTAATAATGAACACAGGTAGAATACCTTTCTTTTGAGCATCAACCGCTGTCTTAATAAGTGCTGTTGTTTTACCCGTATCGGAGTGACCCAATAACATATTAAGGTGACCAATCGCAGGACCAGGTAGACCAACCGCGTCTAAGAAATCAGGACCAAGATCAAAAAATCTTTGTGGTTTATATTTTGCATCCGATGAGAACTTTTTCTTCAACGAACTAAAGTCTGTTTTTTTAAGTGCCATAAATAATAAATTTTAGTATTTCTACTATAAAATATAGACAAAAAAACGGGAACAATAAACTGCTCCCGTTCATTTAATTTGTTAATAAATTAGAATGGTAAATCTTCGTCTACCTCTTCATTTGATTGTGGATCGGCCACTTCATTGATTGATTTGGCTTCCATTTTTGGTGTACCACCCATAGATACTTCACCCACTTCATCGTTAGAGTAAACATATCCGCCCTTTTCAGAGTCCCAACGTGGAGTCTCACCACGAGCAATCGCTTCAAGGTACTCAACAGGTTTTTTAGAGTAAACATCTTCCCAAGTTAATTCATCAGCAACCCACTCAGACATTTGAGTTTCGTCTTCTGCGATTGGTGATGGATCATCGTACATTACAGTTTGGATTACTGTGTATGTTGCACCTTTCGGGGTTTTTGCCTTTGTCAACTCAAGAATTAAATCACGTCCTTTGTCAGGATCTGTGATGTCACCTTTCGCTTTCCAAATTGGAATAATTTTATCAAGGATTCCTTCTTGTTTGTAGTTGTGTTTAAATCGCCAAAATTTAACTCCATCTTGTTCATTATCACGATCGATAACTTTTACAATGTAAAATTTACGTGCTCTGTATTGTGCCGCCAATTGTTTGTCCGTTTCTTTACCTGTTGACATTAGTTCTTCATAAACTTCATTCAACGGTGAACGCTCATTGTCATTTTTTCCTGGATCGTAAAATTTTTGCCATTTTCCGTCCACAAGGATTTCGTGGAACCATACTTCTTTGAACGGTGAAGATCCGTCGGTTGTAGGTAGAATACGTACTCGTCTCTGACCTTGTTTTTCATTATCTTTCAAAAGAGCCGCGAAATATTTTTTCATTCGGTCTTCAGAAGACATTTTAGAGTTCGAGTTTGTTGAACTCTGTGTTGATTGTTCGTACTGTGATAGTACTGCGTCTAAAACATTTGTCGCCATGTGTAAAAAAATTAAAGGTTTATGTTAAAATTATAGTTGTATAAAAAGTTATAGTCAAATAGTGTCGCCAAAAAAAGTTTAAGGTCGAAAATATCGACCTTAAAACTTATGAATTATATCTGTTTAATAAAATGTCGTCTTCATCTTCCATCGGTTCGTTGAATGTTTTTTCAATTTCGGATGGACTAAAGTTTTCTACTTCATCTTTTGTTAAAACGTATTCGTTTTTACCTGTCATTTCCATTTCATCTTCCTTATCTTTAAAGAAGTCTGCCAAGTTTTGTTTGTACGGTCCTGAATCTAAAGATCTTAACTCAAGTTTTTCTTGAGCCGTTTTTGGTCTATATTTTTCAAATTTTGTTTCAAGACTATCTAATTTAGAAACCAAACTATCCATCTCAGATAACTTTTCTTCCATAGTTTTGATTTGATTAAACAAGTTTTCAAAATACTCTTCTTGTTTGTCCGCCATAGTTTTCTGTGAGTCAACTAAATCGGTAATGTCTAATTCTTCAACCTCACCTTCACCTTCTGCACCGATTTCTTCAACATCAGGATCAGTGGCAACATCAATAGGTTCCGCTCCAGCTTCAGGAGCCGTAGGTGGAGCAGGTGCTGCAGGATCAACAGGAGCTGCGGGATCTACGGGTGCTGCGGGATCAACAGGTGCTGCGGGATCAACAGGTGCTGCTGCAGGATCTGCTGGTGGAACAGCGCCAGCTGCAGGGTCCAGCGCCGGATCAGCAGGTACTTCTTGTTCCATAATATATTTGTTAATAGAATTATATCTTGATATTTCTTTTAATATTTTTTCGTCTAAAGCCATCTTAACCGTTTAATAATGTTTTTATACCTTTGTTGGTTTCCACTTGTATTTTTTTAAATGTTTTCATTGTATTGTCAACTCTCTCAATTAGACCATCTTTCATTCTAACTGTATAACAATCACCAGTGTCAAGGTCACAAACTTGCTTTGTACCATCACCCATGTCTTTTTCAGAAACTTTTGTATTTTTACCCAAGTAGTTATCTAATATTAATTTTGTGTTCATAGTCGTTTTTATTATAAATATCAATTAATTGTAAAAGTTTGTACTGTCTTATAAGTATCGTATGCTTTTTGGAATTCCTGTTCAATTAATTTTATCTCATTTGTTTCAACCAAACTATTATATACATTAGGCGGTTGATTTATTGGGTAATTAAGAACATACTGTTTTGCTAAAGATTTAATGACTGTTAATCCTGATTGAGCATCCGATATCACACTACCTAAAATGTTAACAACCCTATTAAACGCAAACTCAACGAAGCTTTGGAAAGAGGTAAAACTAGCTACAGGTAAATTATTATCATTACCCCTTTTAACACAGTAGAATTTTGTATTGATATAACTTGTGAAAGAAGGACCGTAGAACTCTTTTAAATTAATAGTTGAGTAGTTGTTTTCATAACCAATTATTTTTGATGAATTACCAGTATCAACATATATAAATGTAAATAATATCACCGCATATTGTTGGAATGTGGTACCCGTAGTAGGTCCAACATTTTTACTTTTTAAAACATCAAAAATAGTATTAAACAATTCTTTTGTAGTTTGACTAGTTTGAGTTGGGTTATCGATCGCAGTATATTGGAAATATCTTGGATTAATGTTTGTTTGACAATCTTGGTTTTTAGTTAATGTTTCTTGTGATTGGATATTTGCTAAAACATTATTTCTTTGGAATTGTATGTTGTCAGATCCCTCTCTTAATTTTGTTTCCCTTTCTTGTATTTTACTTTGGATTGTCGATAAAATCTGTACATTCAGTGTTTGGATGAAGTTATCAATTCTTGGTAAACTATAGAATGGTTGTCTTGTTCCATCAAATTGAGTTTCAAAACCACTCTCACTTATATTATGAGTCACCTTTGTAATCATGTAAGGACCTGAGAACATAGGTATATTTCTAATATTAAAGTACATCATTGGTTGGATTAAAGCGTCTCCCATCATATCCACCGAACATGAATAACTTCTATTTTTATATAAGTTATATAATGAAACTGATTGTGTTGTTGATCTTCTATTTTTATCCACGTTAGCCATTTGGTTCAACATTTCTAATGACTCTGATGTTGGTTTACCAGGATCTTGAGCAACGCTGAATGATTTAAATATTTGTTGATTTTGTCTTGTAATATCAACATTAAATCCAACAACTTTATTAGACTTAGCCCAGTCTTGTTTATCGATTTGATTTTCAATTAAAGGATTATCACTCGCCCTTCTTAGGTCAAATGCATCATCTCTATATCTGTAATCGATGTTATCTTTCATATCCAAGTGTTCACTTGGTTTATTCACATAATAACAAAGAAATTTTGGTGAACTATTTCTATAATCAACATTTAGGAATGTACCAAATAATGTATTACCAAACTCTAAACTACCATCAGGTCTTGGTGTTGGGTTTTTCTGCGCATCTTGGACATTATAAAAATTAACATATGCCGGTAACATAAAGTGTTGGAAGTTGTTTTGAACCAATATTGTTGTCACCATGTCAAGTAGGGTATTCTTATATTGGGCACCATCTATAAGATCCATTATTTGGAATATATCAACCAATACTTTATCCCCTACGTTTCGGCTGGCTCTATCAACCAACATTACATCTTCAAATAATGTTTTACTTTCAAAATCAAATCCTGCAATCCAACTATCATTCAACGCTTTAAATGTTTCCCAAAGTTCAGTTCTTGTTTGTTCTGTAAAACCTGCCTCTAAAGGTGCTCTGTTTGCAGAATCATCTTCGGTAATGAAAACATTTGGTAATTGTTTTCTAACAGATGGTAACATCACATTTAACACATTATTTATGTAGTTATCAGATTCAATGATATAATCGTCCATCAAACCGTAAAAACTATTGAGATTTAAATTTGGGTTAGCCAGTTTTTGTGTCGCATATATCTTAATAAGTGGTGCAAATTCTTGGACATTTTTCTCGTTAAAAAGAACGTTAAGGTCAACAAAGAAGTCGGTAATATATGAACCATTATTAGTATACGCCAATTTTGGTATGCTCGATTTTCCAACATAGTATTCTAAGGCTTCCCAAGTTTTTGGGTTTTGTTGTTTAGATTGTGCCAATGTTACCCCACCACCTTGTGTTGGTAATGAACCAGGAAAATAAGATCCGTAAATAATCGGGTCTTCGATGAACCTTGTTGAGAATGTGTAGAATAATCTTTTATTAAACTCTGACGGGTTACCATATTTAAACACAACATCATAATTCATAAATGAAGTTAAAATGTTTTGGAAAGTTTCGTTCTGACTAGTTATTAAACTTGATAGTTTTGTTTCAGGTGATGTACCTGTTGGTGTTTTAACTTTAAATAATTGTCTCGCTAAAGTTTGGAAATTCTTAAACGTCTGCTCACTCAACTCACTTTCAAGTGTGTCGTTTTCTGACGCATTTTGAGGATCTTTTTTAGAGATACTTAAATCAGTTGTTGATTGGAAACTTGGTAGTGTATCGACAAAATCATAAATTGATCTACTAAAGTTTAAAAACTCAGACTCAAAATAATCTAAAGTTTTAGTATTAAACGTTGTGAATAATTCTTGGAAATCGGTGTAATCACTTTTTTCACCACTTATAATAAAGTTTTGTTGGTCTTTTTGTTCGTTCAATATCTTTTTAAGATATGTCTCAGGGTCATTCTTAATAACCTTTGAATTATCAAACCATCCGTATTGAGGTGCGTTCCAAAATAACCTAACAGATCCATTAAACATTGCGTTGTTACCGGATAACTCCGTTTTCATTTGACCATTCTTAAATGCTTCCTCCTTAGCCTGATTAATGTTTGTACCAAATGATGGCATAATATAACAGAAATTAGGTTCCGTAGATGAAGACACAACAACAGACCAAGGCGAAACTCTCATCGTTCTTGACGGACTAAAAAAGTCAAAACCTGGTGTTTCATAAATTGTTGAGTTAGTGGTGTTCATCATAATTAATTTACCACTATCTAAGTTGTTTTGTATTGATATCGATGGAATACCTTGTATATAACTATTTTGTACCGCAAACGCCGATACTGTTGACGGTGTTTGTCCTGTACCTATCGAGTATAATCCAATACCCCCCGTTGTTCCTGAAATTTGATTTGTAATTGTAACATTACCATTCAACAATGGTCCATTAATGATAGAACCAGTTGCCAAAACGTTTGCATCAATACTATCAATCTGTAATGGTGGATTTAGTACCACAAAATTTGATGAGAATCCACTCACATTATTGACTATATATAAACCGTTTGAATTTGGTGTACCGCTAAATTGATTACCTAATGTAAGTGGATATGGATATGAAGATCCTGATAATACCGAACCATTGGATAAAGAACTTAAACTAACATTTGATATCTGAGCAAAAGACCCAATAGAAAAATTAAATGATGTTGTATTTGAACTGAATCCTGGTGTTATAGTGTAACTTCCGACACCTCCTGTAGTACCTGAAACTTGTCCTGTAACCAATAAATTAATATTCAATGGTTTAATCGTGAGAGTAGTACCGACTTGAATTAAGTTATTTGTTATTGTATTAATCGTTATGGCCGATGAATTTGGTGAACAGGTTCCCGTTACTTCAAACACATTTGAACTACCACTAATACTTTGTACGGTACAATTACCACCCACTTGTGAGGATCCACTAAATATTTTTAATCCTTGTAAGAAAACATTAAAATCATCAACTAATTGAGGATAAAATCCTGTGTTAATATCAGTAAATGGTTGAGGTCCAGTAGTTGTTGTATCCAATACCAAATTTCTTGGTGTTCCGTCAATAACTAAGTTATAATTTTTAGTCGCTGCTGAGGTTGCAGGATCCCAACTTTCAAGGTAGTTAAAGTTTTTCCAAACACTATCCAAATAATCAACACCAGTTTCTTTATATGTCTTATATCTATTCCAAATTGATCCGTATTTTAATATCCAAGCATATGGTAGTTTGTGTACCGCACCAAACTTTTTCATCGTAGATAAGATGTAACTAAGGTCTGTTGTAGACTCACCATTTTTGGTCACATACTTTTCTCTTAATGTTGCCAATGGTAAACTGTTTAAGAACAAATACGCTGCTGATTTATATGGATATGGATCGTTTTGTTTATACCTGAAATTAAATACACCCTGTTGTACCGCATTTATAAAATAAGGGGTGTTCAACATTGATGTTGTTTGCGTATCAGTTAAATTATTATTATAATTACTATACTTCAAATTACCTTCAGTAACTAATTGGTTTTTATAAGATCTTGTATTGTAAAATGTTTTTAAGTTTGTTGTATTTGGTGTTACCGATAAATTTTCAAAATTAAAATACGTATATGGTCTTTTTGTTGTTGTATTATCGTCGTTTTCGAAGTTTGTAATTGTTTTATGTGTATCGTTATATTCTAACACATCTTTAGTGTCAAAAGCCTCGTTAGCATTATTTAAACTTTTACCATTTGCCAAATTGTCTCTATCCCATTTCAAATCAGTAAGTGGATAAACATCTGTAAAATTAAAGACATTAGTATTAGAAGATGCGGTTAAGTATTTTTCTAAATTTGTAAGGTTTTTCGGATTTGATAAAGAAACATTTGGTTGTGATTTTGTAGAAATTAAAATGTCAGAATTATAGATAACATTAGGGTTTTCAACATCATTTTTAATATATGGTGTTACAAATGATCCTCTCGCAAATGTTTGCCAACTTTCACCTTGTCCTTGATTTGATATGTGTCTTAAAAATGGTAAGTAATTATTACTATCTAAAAGATATTCTTTAATCTTTTTTGATAGAAATGGATTGTCCGCACCTAAACTTTTAATTACGTTGACCGCTTCGTCATCAGCTTCCGCTTCGTATATTGAAAGATCGTAACCTGAGATACGGTTCAATCTACTATAATACGAGTTTAACATTAACCTTTCATAAATTTCGAAGAAGTATTTTGATTCTTCTTTGTTTTGAAACACTTCGTTTGTAACAGGGAATTCAATAGCATTTAATGAAGCTCTTGATGGTTGATTATCTAATTCATTGAATTCTGCACCGGCCTTATCATCAGTCTTTTGACGTTCAGTATAACCTTTAATAAATTGTTCAACAAATTCAACTTCAGGCCAAACCTCAGGACTATAAGCTCTATATGATGTTGCAACGTTTTGAGCTCCAGGGTAGATAATTTCAAATTTTTCTTTACCGTCATCACCTACGGTTTCTTGGATAACTTGTGGCCAAGGATAAATTGGTTCGTTATTCTGAGTTGATGATTTGATATCAACACTTGGTGCTGTAGTTTGATTACCAAAAATAGCTGCTCTTCTATATTCGTTTTCTCTTTGTTCCCAAGCTTTTTTATGAACCTCATCTAACAATCTTAAAAATGCTTCACCCTGACAATAAAATACCGCAAGTATGTTTCTAATGGAAGGAACAAATCCAAGTCCACCACTACCTCTCGCATTAAACTTTTCAGCTAAACTTGTTGTAATTTGTTGTTCGATTTGAGTTCTAAACTTCGCAGCTTGTTTTGCCATTCCATCAGTAATCTCCATGAATGATTTAACCCCTTCAAAATAATTAAACACTCCGTCGTTAGAAACAAATATATTTTGTTGGTTTAAGATAAAATTCGTATATGCGGTATCAAACTTAGTTAACCCACTTTGTGGTGTTCCGGCCGGTGAAAGAGTACCTTTGGGCGCATTTTCCTGTGCCTGAAATGTTTTAGTTAAATCTACTTGGTCGGGATTAATACTAACCCTTATAGTATTTCTAGTTATATTGAATGGTATTTGAGTTTGTTCTGTCTTGGTTCCGATTGTGTAACTACCACCAACACCAAAAACTTTATTCTCATTCAATTTTGTATTAAAATCTTTTAATATACCATCTAACTCAGTTAAAGCCGTTTCTATTTTTTCAGGTGATAAATCTTTTTTAAAAGTATAAACTTTTTGACCACTTTTAAGTATGATTGGATTTTTTATATCCATATTTGTGTTATACCAAGATGTCGTAAATAGAAATACTTTTTGTTGGTAAGCAAGTAGTAAGTTAGTATATTCGGTCATGGTAGTTAGAACTCCCATGTTTTCTTTAGTAAATTGTTCTAATACCTCATCAATAAATCTTTGCAACCTATATTTTAACTGATTAAGAGTTATCTCAGGAAAATCATCAGGTATTAACCCTTTAGATTTATAGTTAGAGTATATTTCTTTCATCTTTTGATATCCCCTACTCACAACTGTTGGTGCTGTTGCGGTGGTAGCGTTTGATGTCGTCCCTTGCTCAACAACAACTGGAGTTTGAGTTACCGTGTTATTATACATGTGTGGAACCGCCATCAAAGCCCCAAAGTTCACATAAGATAGTAACGTATATTTGTACCCATAAAACTTCAAGTTAATAATAAAGTTATGTGTGGATGGATCAAACTTAGACGTAAATGATTGCAACATTATTGGGAACTTAATTGCTTTCCCATAATATCCTTTTAGTGTTAATGTAAATTGTGGATATGGTAATTGGAAGAACGCAGCATATGGTGAATTGTTTCCACCTTCAAATAACGCCCTACCTTTTACGTCCTCAAGTTCTACGGTGATTACCGGTAAGAAATCCAGACCGATCGAAACGTTAACACTTTTCATACCTAAAAACCCGTTATCAACGGCACCTGGTGTTCCGTTGGAGTTCAAGTTTTGAGTGATGTAGAAATCGTCTGATTTGTTTGGGTTCTTAACCGCAGTTAAATTAACTTGGTTAACCCCTTTACCTTGTACACTATCTTTACCGGTGATCTCATCTGACCACGCGGTATCCATAAATGTTTTATTACCAGGATTTAAGAAATTAATCTTACCAACAGAAATTGTTCTCTGTTGATCGTTCATTGCGGAACCTACCGCCAATTTTGTTCTTGGCAATACATTACACTCAAGATTTGCGTAGTACACCAAATCTTCTTGTTTGACTAATCTTTCTTTGATATTACCGTCTTGGTCTATTAACTTGTTTGGATCAATAAGGGTAATGTTGTCATAATCAAACTCAACTAATATATTTTCCCCGTTATCTGCCATAGTAGAAGAAGTAATTATCTAATGAATTTTTATAATCTTGTAATGAAGCTACTAACGGAAATGGAATTGTCAATACAGCACCATCAGGTATTGAAAATTCATCACCTGTATATTGTGGGTTTGCTTGTAGTATTAACCAACCAAAGTAAGGTGTTCCATAGAATTGTTGGGATGTTTTATCCAATCTAGATTGGGCAACTTTATAAATGTAGTTCTTATCAGATGTTTTATTTGGTAATATAACACCAGGTACGACGGTCTGTTGTCCGTTGATTAGAAAATCTGTATACCTATTCCAATATTGTAATGCCATATTAGTTAAATGTTACTTTTCCGTTGAAGGTGTCTTTTTTATTATTCAAGTTATTATTTGAATATAGGTCTTGTATTTTTAAGTTTTTAAGTTGAACGTCCTGAGTTACATCAGTTGTATACTGACAAATCTTAACTGTATTATCAGGTAATGTGAATGTTGTAACTTCTTTATAAATCGGATTACCTTTTACTTCGGTAAATAATTCTCCGAAACTTGTGTTAATTTTTGTCGTATCGGCGCCATATCCTTCACACACTTTTTTAATTTCACTTACCAAAGCGGGGTTTGATTTTATCTCATCACCACTTGTTAATTCATTAATAGTGGATGTTAACAAATCTGATTTTGTAAACAATGGTGACATTGCAATGTAAAATCTATTATAAGCACACTCAACAAACAATGGTGTATTTTTTAAATTAAAAGTACAACCATTACCATTTTCTATTGTAGAAGAATTAGGTTTGAAATTTTCAGTTAATATTTGTGATCCTGACAATAAGTCTTCAAATTTCTTTATCGCTTCGGGTACTTTTACTGTGTAAACATTTAATATTGATCCTTCAGTAGTTGCCGGCGCAAAAAATGTGTCTCCACTCAAGTCATAAAGTTTTGGTTTATTATCATTATTTAATTCACCATCTAATTTGTTTGAGACGACATCTAATTGTCTGAAAATATTATTTAATTCAGTAGTATTTTGGATTAGGTTTGTTGTGTCACCATTTAAAACATCTAAAATCACTCCTTGTCTTTGATCAACAAGAATGTTTAGTTTATCTTTTAATTCTCTTTTTTGTTTGTTAGTTACGTTAGGGTAATTTTTAAAGACGTTATATGTAATTGGGTCACTACTGTCGTCAACATCTTTCTTAACCTTCTTAATTAAATTTTCAACAAATTCTTGATATTTGTTATTCTTACCAAATAATGTTGTTTCTTTCTTATCTTGAGTATATTCTGAAACCACACCTTTTGTATATGATCGATCTCTTAAATATAATTGTAATATACCGTAGTTGTAATCATTATTAATTTTTTCTAACGTATCATAATATGTTGTAAAATAACCTCTTAAACCATCTTGTAACGATGTTAATAGAGGTGCATAATCCATATCAGTTTCATTTGCAATAGTACCAACCGTACTTCCACCTTTTTTAGGTTGTACGCTATTCACTTGTGCTTGTTGTGCTGTTGTTACAGGTGGTAAACCTCCTGTTATTTTCTCTACAACATATTGATCTAATTTACTTGTGTCTTCGGTTGGTGTTGCTCTTTCATCATAAATCTCAGTATTTGCGTAGTAATTAAATGAAAGTGCGTTTTGAAGTTCTTGTACAGGTTCTTTAATACCCATACCCCCTATAATATTGAATGATAGATTTATTTTAGCCAACATTGGTTGAACTCCTATACCTTCAGGGTTCATATCCAATAATAACGGTTCATAACTAATACCTAAACTTGTTGGTACTATTTTTGTGTGGTAAAAGTCACCAACTCTAAGAACCAATATCGGTGGTGCTCCGAATGATGTATTTAGTGCATCGTTATATTTTGGTCGTCCATCGGGACCAATTACAGGTATTGTTTGACCTGGTCTTGTACACTGTTGTAAAAATGTTAATCGCGCATTTAAACCTTCGGGTGTCATCGAGTGGAATGCAGGACTAAAGAATTTAATTTTATCTTTAATTGTATCATAAACCATAGGATCTGTTTCCTTAATAACTTGGAAATAATCACACTCAGTAAATAAGTTTCTTAATATCTTTTTAGAAATACCCTCTTTAATTTTTTGTTCAATCGTAATTTTAGGTTCAGGTTTGATACTTTGAGTTTGACCTGTAAGAATGTTTTGAGGGTTAATCTTTTCACCTTCTTCGGTTGGGATTGTATCTGGTTTTTCCTCAACTTTTTCTGGTGGTTTTGTCGCAACTATTTTTTGTATAGATACTCGTCTACAAGCCATTGCAGGAATACTATACCACTGCGCTTCATTTGGTGTGTTTTGATCGGGAATTGGTTGTCCTTGAGCGTTCAGTGCAACAATATCATTAGTACAATTAACTTGAGCAGATAAAATATCACCACCTGTCCCTGTGGTCACAGATATGTCTGTTGTATCACCTGTTGTTGCCTCCGCATCTTTTTTAGTTTTAGGAATTACCAATTGTTCACCCGCACCAGTAAAGTTCATAACAAACTTACTACCGTATTGTTCTATAGTTTTTCCATCAGGTAACTTATATGCTAACATCCACTTTTTAACTGAATCATTTCTTCTTTCAGATAATTTTTGGTTGTATGCAACTTTTGCGGGTGCCGATGCCGATCCAATCATATCAATAGTAACTGACCCACCTTTTGTTAGGATGTCACCAATTTCCTTCATCAATTCGTTTTGGATATAATTAAAGTTCCCCGTAATTACGTCGGTAAAGAATTGTGGAATTCCTCCTTTTTGGAATACATCGCCCCCTGAAGATACAGTTGCAGGTGCCTCACTTTGATAAGTCGTATTTTGTAAACCGATATATTCGTTATAATAAACATTGTATGGAGATGCTGCGACAGTACCAGGATTTCCTTTGGGTATGTCATTTTCAAAATAGAAACCATAACCAACAAATTTATTTAAATCAACCTCAACC